CCGTAGGCACCTGTACCTGACGGACATCCTGCGCGTGCGCGAATCCTTCCCGGTGTTCGCTCGGCAGGCCGCAGCCCTGCTCGAGCGCAGGGGAGCATCGGCGGTTCTGGCCGAGTGCAACGGGCCGCAGAAGGGCATCTTCGACCAGTTCCGGGACATGACGAACCAGCCGATGGTCGCGGTCGAGCGGACGACCGACAAGCACATGAGGGCAGCAGGCTCGCAGCCCTTCGTCGAGCAAGGCCGGCTGCACTTCCCGGTCGACGCATCCGGCAAGATCCTGCCTGCGTTTCAGGTGGTATGCGACGAGATGCTCGCGTTCCCCGCAGGGAGCCACGACGACACCGTGGACACGGTGGTTGACCTATGCGGAGAGGCGGTACGCGGCACGCTCTCTGCGGACGAGAAGATGCCCAAGCGCATCGAACGCCCTGACGCGATCGGCCGGATGTTCTCGGCGCGTTCCGCGAAGCGTCCGTTCTTCACCTGACGATGGTCGATCTGTAGGATTCGGGCATGGCAGACATCGACCTGACCCCCACGGCAGAGATGGCTGCGAACGCCACGCGAGGCCTCGAACTGCGGAAGAAGCACGGCAAAGGAGGCACCGCCGTAGGCGTCGCCCGGGCTCGTGACATCAAGAACCGGGCATCCCTGTCTCCGGACACCGTCCGCAGGATGCACTCATTCTTCTCGCGGCACGAGGGCAATCAGGCGGGTGGCGAGGACGACGCCGGATACATCGCGTGGCTCCTCTGGGGTGGCGATGCCGGGAAGTCGTGGGCGAAGCGCAAGACCGAGCAACTCAACGACAAGCAGGAGAACGCACGCATGGAACGCTCTGACGAACTGGCCGAGGCCCTGATGAAGCCCGTCACGTACTCCAACCACAGGCAGATGGAGAAGGTGGTGTCCGCCGCCATCGCCCACGCGAAGAAGGTGGGCGACGACGACCTGCTGGAGCTCGCGGAGGAGACGGGGCAGGAGATCCTTGCGCTTCGCTCCCGTGCGGCGCGTCCGGACCCAAAGAGAATGATCGGCACGCCGAGGGATTACATGAAGGCGAAGCTGATGCCCCTGACGTACCAACAGCTCGTCAAGCAGTGGGTTAAGTCCACGCAGAAAAGCGCGGCGAGTGCCCCGCCGTACACACAAGACGGGAGGAAGCAGCTGATCAAGGAGATCCTCGAAGCGCATCACGGGCCATCATCCTTCACCCGCCCCGGCGCGAAGGCGAAGTTCGCCGCTCGCCTCGGCTCGCATCCACAGAAGAAGAAGATCATCGAACTGCTCCGAACCAGCGACGATGTCGGTGATTGGGACGACAAGGGAGTGATCGTGTACGACAAGTCCGCCATCGCTGCCGTCAAGAAGATGCTCGAGAAGAACGGCATCAAGCCGATGGTCAATGTCGGACTCGCTGATGATTACAGCGGTGGCTCTTACCACTCCCGTGCGGCACGCCCCGGCGCGAAGGCGAAGTTCACCCTGATGGATGCGCTTCGGAGCATCACGCCGATCGAGAAGAGCATCTCCGCAGCGAGGGAACTGCTCCGCAACGACTCGAAGCAGGGGAACTGGAGCAACTGCGTCGGGATGTCGATGTCGCTGTCGAACCTGTACATGAAGATGGCGAAGCAGTACGAGGCCGCGAGCCGCATGGCGCAGATGTCCCGCCCCGGCGCGAAGGCGGTGATGAGGCAAACACTTCAGGCAATGCATGATGGAATGCAGTGGAAGGTTGTAATCCCATCCGGTGCGGCGTGGTACAGCGATGACGGCAAGCGATGGACTAAGAAGCATGGCGAGCCTGTGCCATCATCGGAAGTGAAGCAGTATGAAATCAAGTTGGGCACGGGGTTTGCCCGACCCGGCGCAAAGGCAAAGATGGGCATCGAGTACAGCGAGGAAAGCCGCAAGATCATCAAGAAGGATCTAAAGGACTTGGCTGAACTTGCGAAGGCGTACAGAAACAAGGAGGCCGAACGCTTGGCGCTCCGACACCTGCAAAGCGTCTTGAAGCCCTCAGCAACGGCGCAGACGTGGATGGAGGCCGAAGATGCCGTCCATCACATCATGGATGTGATGCATGGTGAATACTCCCGCCCCGGCGCGAAGGCGAAGATCAGAACATGATCCCCGGGGAGATGCCTGTTACTGCGCGCTACGCATCGCCAAGCGTCCTGCGTTGGCTGGCGGAAGCACGGCAGATCGCCGAGGAGGCGAGAGGCGTCGCCGCCATCCCGAACACGCGATACGAACAGTTCAAGATGCGGGTGTCGGGTGCGCTCCGTGAGACGCATGAGAACTGGCAGAAGGCCTACCTTCAACTGCCGCACGGCTATCTGCGGGAGATGGGAAACGAGGTCTACTACAGCAGCAGCCTCGGCATCCACAACATCACGGCGTGGGTGACGAAGGCGAACAAGGTAGTCGCGATCTTCCATGCTCCCGCGATCTACAAGGACGTCCGGGACATCTTCGTGGAGTTCGTGCCGTGGAATCAGGTTCTGACCGAACTCAAGGGCAAGGCAGCGAAGCGCGGCGATGCGCGACTCGCAGCGCCCACGCCGCGAGTCCCGGTCAACCCCGACCAGATCCGTGCGACCTGCTCCTGCTGCTTCCGACAGGTCGCGGTCGTCAGGGGAGGGAAAGGCATGGCCCACCACGGCTATCAGCGCCCCGAGCGCGGTTGGCAGACCCGATCCTGCATGGGGGTCTCGTATCCGCCTTACGAGCTCTCGAACAACGGCACGAAGGCGTTCAAGCAGGCGCTGATCGCCAGCGCGGAAGACAACGAGCGGAGACACGCTAGGCTGTCCGCGCACGAAGAACCCGTCCGCGAGCGGAACAGCGGATCTGTCCTGCAGAGCGACCATGCGAACTACGAGCCCCGGCGGCGCAGCATGATGTTCGACGCGCAGCAGCAGTCCGAAGGACTCCGTCGCATGGCGGCAGAACTGGAACCCAAGATCAACTCATGGCAGCGGATCCCCGTTGCAGGACTGACCAATGCCTGACAGTAGCAACCCGATGGCGAGCGGCGTGCCGCCCGAGAAGCGTGTTCGCAAGCCCTTGCCTGCGCCGATCGAGCGTGGGCTGACCCACCCGCTCGCAACGCCCGTCGAGGTGCAGCGGTCGTTCTTCACGACCGCCGACAAGCTGCTTCGGAACAGCAGCCTCGCGTACAGGCTGAACCCGCAGTACCAGATGATGATGCGTGCGGACGCGGACATCGAGGGCGTCCTGCGCTCGCTGCAGGTGACGCTCGCGAGCCTTGAGTGGTCGATCGTTCCGGCCGACGACGAGAATCCGCGCCTCGTCGCGCTCGCGGAGCGCATCAGCGACATCTTCAACGCGATGCCCCGGCGCAGCGACTTCATCCGTTCCATGCACGAGGCGGTTTGGTACGGCAACTCCGCGACCAACCTCGTGTATGCCAAGCATCCCGATCTCGGCGTGGCGATCAAGGAGTGGTATCCGTTCCACCCGGACACGATCGCCTACGACCAGCGTGGCAACCTCGCCATGAAGGTCGGAGCGGCGTACAGCGCGGACGGCCCCTCCTCGCAGAACATCGGGTTCGATGCCCGGGTTCACATCTTCGACGAGCAGGAGCGGCGAGCCATCGTCCTGCACCGCGTTTTCATCAACGCGCCGGACTTCAACGATCCCAACGTGACGGAGAGCCTGTATCGGGGTGTCGGGGCTCGCGACGTCTGCTGGTTCATGTGGCTCGCGAAGCAGGAGATCCTGCAGGACGCGATCACCTACGCCGAGCGGTACGCGATGGGCATCCGCGTCGGCTACTACCCGCTCGGTCAGGATGCGGGGCGCTCCATGATGGAGAACGTCCTCGCGAACCTGACGAACGACAACAGCGTTCTGCTCCCGCAGTCCGGCACCGAGAAGATCTACGACATCGACATCAAGGAGCCGAACGCAGGCCGCGCTCAGGTGTTCATGGAGTTGGTGAACTGGTTCAGCGGCAAGATCAAGGAGGCGATCCTCGGGCAGAGCCTCTCCTCGGAGGCTGCTTCGACCGGGCTCGGATCGGGAGTCGCCAGCCTGCACGCCGACACCCTTTCCCGCATCATCCGCTACCACGCGGACGCGCTCGCGGACAGCCTTACGACCGACTTCGTTCGGGTCGTCGCCAAGATGCTCGGGGCGACCGACTCCGAGGTCGACGGCCTGCGATTCGTGTTCGCGCCGGAGCGGCCCGACCAGAAGGAGCGCCTTGAGGCGATCGAGAAGTTCGTCCAGATGGGTGGCCGGGTGTCCGAGCGCGAGGTCCGAGACCTACTCGGCCTCTCCGAACCGCAGGAGGACGAGCCGATCCTCGGCAGCGCGCAGCAGTCGGACCCGATCACGGCTATGACGGGAACGGGCGCTGCGGTGGAGGGCGTCCCGCCCGAGCCGGGTGCACCGCAGCAGTTCACGCGACGGCGCTGGAACTAGCGTGGCCAAGCGGCAGGCGAGCATCTCCGAACTGCTGCGGAAGGTGCAGGCAGACGCCGCACGGCAGTATCGGAACGCCATCTCGTCACAGATGCTCGGGCAACCCGCGACGACGGAGTGGGATGCTTGGGAGCGGGACACCGCCGCCCTGCTCCTCGCAGCATGGGCGACCGGGGCGAGGCAGACCGTCCGGCAGGCCGGGATCCCCGCCCCGAAGGTGCGGGAGGTGTTCGACCGGAACGCCCCGGAGATGGCTCTTGAGTTCAAGGCTGGCCCTGCCCGCGAGGTGGTTGAGCGGTATGCGGCCACCATGCCGATCACCCGGGCGAGGTGGAATGCCCTCATTCAGGCGGCGCTCGAGTCGGCCCGGGAGATGCGCCGGAACGAGGAGGCCGAGGGCTTGGAACGGATTCTGGAGCGCTCCCCGGACCTTTCCCGTCTGGTGCGCGGGGCGCTGGACGAGGCTCAGATCCGCCGCACCCCGCAGGCCCAGCAGGTCGCCCGGGGGTCGTTCTTTGTGACAGGCATGACGCAGCGGCAGGTCGAGCAGACCCGCGAACTGCTCGCGAAGGCGGTGCGCGGGGAGGTGTCCACCTCGGTCGCCGGGAAGAAGCTGCGCGTCCTCGGCGTAGGTGACTTCGCCGGGCAGGCGATCCTCAAGACCGGAACAGACCTGACGGAGGCTCGGCTCGAAACCGTGTTCCGCACGAACCTGAACCGGGCGCAGACACAGGGGCAGCTCGACATCGTTCGCGAGCCCACCGTGCAGGCGTTCGTCCCGGTCATGCGCTTCAGCGCTACCCGTGACGCTCGTACCCGTGACACTCACAGGGCCATGGATGGTTTCGTCGCGACGGTCGAGCAGATCGACGCACAAGGCATCGCCACCCCCGCAGGGTTCAACTGCCGATGCGCATGGATCGCCGTCCCGGCGGCGCAGGCCATGACGAGCGGCTGGGCGAAGGCGGATGGCACCCCCAACCTCGAAGCGATCCGAAGGCACAACGGCAGGCGTCAGTCGTTGATCGACACAGGCAAGTTCCCCGACCCCGGGTTCATCGCAGGTTGATTCCTGCGCACTCGCACCGTACGCTCATTCCATGCTCGCTTCGCCAGCACACCCCTCGCATCAGGTCACGGAGAACGGCAAGAACGTCGTGATCCACGACCTCGAGGTGTTCTGTGCGTACGACCCGGCGATCGACGGCGACAGCGATCCGGAGCTCAAGCGGTTCGACAACGATCGCGTTCGCGAGATCGTCGACTGCACGCGCCGCTACATGAGCAAGGGATCCATGCCTCGCCTCGTCGTGATGCACGAGCGTGACGGCAACGAGCCGAAGTCGAGCGTTGGCCGATTCACCGACATCCGATACGAGGAGCGGGATGGGGTCGGCTACATCGTGGGCGATTGCGAAGTCGAGCGCCCGGTGTTTGATCGGCTCCTTGCGACCACTGCGTTTCCGCG